CCGAAAAACTCAAGGAAGTGATCGACGCGAATAGCCTCGCGCAAGTTTCAACTGAATATAACTACTGACTGTGATGCGTTAATGCCTGACCCGCACATTCGCGTTATTTTTGCTGACGGCTCGTTCCTGAATTTTCAGAAGCCGCCCGGTTTCAGTCTGCCGCAGTTTATACACGGCGCGCGATCGCTGGGCATGATTCTCACCGAGCAGTTCTACGTGCCGCTGACCATGGTCAAGATGGTGCTCGACATGTCGTTCGGCGACGACGTCCAGATCGGGACCAATGCACCGAGCACGGAGACGCGGCAATGACGCCGGAAAACTATGAGAAATCCAAGGTCAGGAAATATCTGTCGCAGGCTGGTGCTTATCAGTTTTGGCCAGTTCAAACCGGCTATGGCGCCGCCACGATCGACTGCCTGGCTTGTGTTGGCGGTCGCTTCGTTGGGATTGAGGTTAAGAAGGAAGGCTACCGCCCGAGCTCGTTCACGGCGCGACAGCGCGCCACCATCAATTCGATATTCGAGGCCCGTGGCGTCGTCTTCGCCGGGACCTCCGATGAGATCATCAAAGGACTATCGTCGTGGCTATTAAAATCCGACACCAAATTTACCAATTGGTAAAACGCCGGCCGCGCACCGTCGCCGAGCTGCACGCCGCGGTGTGGTGGGTCCATCCGCAAGATGCGCCCAAGCGCAACGCGATCAAGGCGCATATCTGGCTGCTCAACCGCGAGCTCGTCGGCGAGCGCGTGGTCGGCGAGTGGCTTGGCGCACCGTGGCCGTCACGATCGCGCGCCCAGTCGGTCGGTCATATTCGCGGCGAGCGCCGTTATCGATTGGAGGAGGAATGATGCCGCAGCCTATCGCGATGACGATCCTTATCTTGGCGCCGATGTTGCTGGCGGTAGGAATGATGCTGATTATTTTTTTGAACCGAGACTGACCGTGCAGCCTGAATTTTACCAGTACCAAAACTATCTGGTCTACCGAGGCTACGATGAGCAAACATATGTCAAGGTTCTTGGCACTATTAAGGACGCGCTGCGGGTCAGGTTTCACGCGATTGCTGTACCGCGCACTCTGCATAACAGCCAGCTATTGCGATGGCTCAATCTGCCTGTCGCACCAGTCATGGACGCGTACGACTGGCCTCACGGTCCGCTCATTGATCGTCCGACTGAAGCCCAGAAACTGATGGCGAACTTTCTGGTGCTGCATGCGCGCAGTTTCAATCTGTCCGACATGGGCACAATGAAAACGTTGGCGGCGCTATGGGCCGCGGACTACATCATGCAGCAATACCCGAACGGGCAGTGCCGCTGTCTGATCAATGCGCCGCTGACCACGTTGCAACGGGTCTGGGGCGATGCGCTGTTCACCAATTTTATGAGCCGGCGATCGTGTGTGATCGTGCATCACAACAATGCGGAGAAACGGCGTGAGCTGTTGGCGAAGCCTGCCGATTTTTATCTTATTAATCCCGATGGTCTTAAGATCGGCGCCAAGACCAGACGCGGTTTTAACCTCGGTGGACTCTCAGCCGACCTGTATGCCCGCCACGACATCAAGATTGCGATCGTCGATGAGGCATCAGCGTATCGCGATCGGCGAACCGGGCGCCACCGGGTGGCAAGCGTTCTGTATCATCCCCAACGTATGCCTTATCTTTGGCTGCTCACCGGTACCCCCTGCCCTAATGCCCCTACCGATGCTTATGGACTGGCGCGCCTTGTGAACAATGCCGGCGGCGAGTCGTATACCGACTTTCATCGTCGCACCATGGTGCAGATTTCCAAATTCAAATGGATGCCGGCGCACGGCTCCTACGAGGCCGCAGCCAAATTGCTGCAGCCGGCGATCCGGTTCGCGATCGAGGACATCTGGGACGGGCCGCCGATGACGGTGCAGGCCCGCGATGTCGCCCTCAGTGACCGACAGCGCGATCTTCTGGCCGAGCTCAAGCGTGAGCTCAGCGTGCAAGTCAACGCCCAGCAGATCACGCCGGCTAACGAGGCCGCGGTGCGATCGAAGGCGCTGCAGATCGTGCAGGGCGCGATCTACGACGAGAACCACGTGGCCCATACGATCGACTCGAATCCGCGACTGGCGGCGCTTGAGGAGGTCATCGAACAGGCCACTAAAAAGGTTCTGGTGTTTGTGCCGCTGACCAGCGTGGTGAACCTATTGATGGCGTACCTCACGGAGGCCGGCTATGGCGTCATCAAGATCAACGGCGAAGTTCCCATCAAGGACCGTGATCGGGCCCTTGCCGCCTTCAAAGCGGATGACGCTCTTAAGGTCGCTGTTTGCGACCCCGCAGCGACGGCTCATGGTATCAACGAGTTCGCCTGCGCCACCAGCGTCTGTTGGTACGGCCCCACCGATAAGGCTGAGCTGTGGCTGCAGGGCAATAAGCGAGCACATCGCCCTGGCCAAAGCTTTCCCGTCACTGTCGTGTGCCTCAGCGCGACGGCACTTGAGCGAGAGATTTTTAGAAGAGTGCAAAACAGTGAAACCCTGCAAGGAGTGATGCTGTCATGGATCAAAGAACGCGAACTATGAACGGGCCGACCGATCTCACGCTGATCGAATCGTATATCGCGCGGCGCGATCACATCAGACACATGCAAGAGGAATTCGACGCCAAAGTAAAACCGTTCAAGCACGACATGGAGGTAATCGAAAAAGTCATGCTGGCGCGGTTAAACGAGCGCAACGCCGAACACTCGAACACCGAGGCCGGCACGGCGTACAAGGAACTAACAATGCAAGTCCGCACCGATGACAAGCAGGCCTTTCATCGTTTTGCCATTGACCACTACGACACAATTGGCAAGGATCTACTGACTGCCAGCGTTGGCAAAGAAGCCCTCAAACAAGTGATCGAGCAATCCAAGGATGTTGCGCATCCTAACGGCGTCATCCCGCCTGGGCTGCACGTCAATTTCGAAACTGTGGTCAGGTTCAGAAAGGCATGAAAGCGTTTTATAACGAGATCGACCGCTATTGCTGCGATTGGCTGTCGAACCTGATGGATGCCGGTCATCTCACCGCAGGGAGGATCGATGACCGGTCGATTGTCGATGTTCGGCCCGATGATCTCGCCGGATACGAGCGGGTTCACTTCTTCGCCGGCATCGGGGGGTGGGACTACGCCTTATCGTTGTCCGGATACGTTGGACCTGTTTGGACAGGCTCCTGCCCCTGCCAGCCCTTCAGTGCCGCCGGCAAGGGCAAGAGTGCCGATGACAAGCGTCATTTGTGGTCTGCGTGGTTTTCTCTCATCCGCCAGTGCCGACCTCCAGTCCTCTTTGGAGAGCAGGTTGAGGCGGCAATTGGATGGGGCTGGCTCGACGTTGTTTTCGCTGATCTGGAGGCGGAAGGCTACGCCTGCGGGGCGGCCGTATTACCAGCTGCTAGCGTCGGCGCGCCGCACATCCGGCAGCGAGTTTGGTTCGTGGCCCAGTCCGGTGAAGGAGGATGCGAGATCGAGCGCACGCCACGGTTACATGAAGACGGGAAACCCAGGAACGACATTGCTGGATGCAAGCCGGCTGGCGAGCTGGCCGACCCCAAATGCGATGGCCGGCGGTCAGACCTCGCGTGGCGGGGACCAGAAGGACGAGAAGCTGGTTTCTGGATTGATACCGAATGGCTCCCCTGCACCGACGGAAAGGCGCGGCCAGTTGAACCCGGCACATTCCCGCTGGCTCATGGGATACCCAGCCGAGTGGGACGCCTGCGCGCCTACGGCAACGCGATCGTCCCGCAAGTCGCGGCGGAATTTATCAAAGCAACAAGAGAGGCAAACAATGACCGACAATAATCTCCCCGCACCCAACTATCTGTCAGGCAACCGCCGGCAATTGGGCCAGCAATCCACGGAAGGCATGGGCGCCCCGCCGGTGCCCTACATCTCGATCGAGGGCCAAAAATTCACGCTGTACGACACCAGCGGAGCCTCGTTCGACCCGCCGACATTCGGGCCGATCTTTACCCATGTGCATAGCCAGACCGGGGAGGTTCTCCCAGTTCAGGGCTCGCCGCGCGGCATGTATCTCGACGCTGTGCTGGTCGATTCCAATCAGGTCATGTCCAAGGTCTATTACGCCAACGCCTATAACCCGGCGCAGGACCGGTTCACGCCGCCGGATTGCTGGAGCGATAATGGCACCGCACCGTCGATCGCGGCGGCAAGGCCGCAGAACGACATCTGCGCCACCTGTCCGCAAAACGTCTGGGGATCCAAGACCAATGCCTTGGGCAATAAGGTCAAGGCCTGCGACGACGTAAAAAAACTCGCCTTCGTAGTGCCAATGCTAAATAACGACTGGGTGTTCTTGTTGCGCCTTAAGGGCTCGAGCCACCGCAACTGGGCGACCTATGTCGAGAAAGTCATGCGCCACCAGCTAGGCGCGCG